GATCCTACAGATACAAAACAAGCTGTCATCATTGCTCCCCCAACTGCTGCTATTACTTCAACCACTTTACGAGTCCTCGATCTATGTCTATTATGACAGAAAAAGGTTATGACAGAACAGAAAAAGAAAAATCCGTTCCAAAAATTAAAAGAAGGAATTGATGATAAAGAGGAACAATTAGCTATTATTAGTCTTTTTGTGCGATTAGGTGTAGTCGTTTGGAGTGGTTTTATCGTAAGCCTTAATTACATAGAACTCCCCGGATATAGCAACGAACCTAAAGACATCACGTTCCCAGCCAGCTTACTGACGGCTGCGATCAGTACATTTGGCATTGAGGCATCACGAAAAAAAGGTAGTGAGAAAGACAGCAAAGTTGCGGAAAACGAAGGTATGGTTCAGACTATAAGGGTAATAACACCTATTAAAATAGAAGGTGCTGAAGTAATCGACCCTAAATCTAAAAAATGAAAAGACTTCTTCCGTTTTTATTTCTTGTATCAGCACCAGCTTATGCTGATATAACATCACAAATTAGTTCTAGCGTAAAGTTAGAAGTTGCTGCTGCTGGAACTACTGCTGATCGTATTGGTAATTCATATTCCGTTTCTGGAACAGGAGTCAATACGACAGACGGAACAACCGCTGGAAGTGTCGGTGGATTAGGTGCAGCGACAAATGGTGTAAACGCTTATACACCGATCACAGCAAGCCAGCTAACAGATGGCGAAAGCTTCACATACACAGTTTCACACACAACCGGGGACACTATTGCAACATCTCTAACTGTTGGTGAGGTTAGTCCTTTTGGAGATTTGACAAGTACTTCGGGAGGCACAGCCACAAATTTGGCTGGTACTGTTGATAATCATGTAATTACAATAACAGCAGGGTCGGCTGGTACTACAGCCACAGGTTCTTATGTAACTTCTGTAACTGTGGATTAAATATGAGCTATGCGGAAGCTTTTATTACTGTTTTTGATATATGCTTTACCAGCTAACGCAAATATTGTACCTAATTTTACGACAGGTACTATGTCTTCAACTACCAATACTCAGACAACAATTACAGAATCGATTACGAGCAAAGATTATAAAACTGGCTATGAATATACAGTTACAGGCACAGGTGTTTCTGCGTCAGGAGATATTTCACCAGATGCTGTTAGTGTCACAGGAACAGTAGGAGGACAAACATATTCATGGAAAGGAGCAGATATGACAACAAAACCAGATTGGACGTTGACAAATCCAACATCAGGAGATGCTTTTCAATTCACAGAAACATATTCAGCCCCTGGTTTACAAAACGTCACCACCATAAATCGCACCATCGAAACAGAATCCGTAGTTACCACTACCTCTGTCTTTCAATAGCTCTATTACCAACAAGTGCTTTAGCTAATGCTGTTAGTCAAAGCAATAGCGGATCTGTTACAAACCAAAATTGGAATGTAAATAATGGAAGTTTTCACACTAATCAATTTGGAGGCGGTGTTGTTTGCCAAGGAGCAATGATGACTATAACTCCGTTTACTACATTTAATTCAAACTATAGAAAACCATTTCGAGATTTTTATTACACACCTGTTTATGACGAGACAGATATTGTTGGCGATTTTGACGATGAGGGCAATCCTATAGGAGATGGAACACCTGATAATCCGGGAGATATTTTGTATTATCAACAAAATTATTCTGGTACAAATAAAGACAGTTATGCTCTTGGTACAGGCATTACATTAAATTTTTCTATTCCTTTAGATCGACAATATACAAGAAAATGCAAAGAAGCTGCTCAAGTGCAGAATGATATCAATAAACAAAAACTTAAAAACTTAGAACTTGATTGGCATATGGCAAGATTACGTCATTGCGGAGAAAAAAGAATTGCTGGAATTCGATTTAAAAAAGATAGTCCATACTATGATTTATGTTCTGATATAGAAATAGTGCCAAAAGCTAATCAAGTCTTGCCACATAATCATAAAATTACTAAAACCGACTAAAAAAGTGTTATTTTTTCTTATTTTTACTTAATTTAGAAACTGCTTGCTTAACTAACGGACGTACTAGTTGTAAAACAATTGGAGCAGAAGCACCAACCAAAGCAAGGCTAAAGACCCCAACAAACTGAGGGGCAGATGGGATAAATTGCTCTTTCCATTCAACTCTTTCATACTCGGTTATGCATTCTTGTTTGTCCGATGATAAGCGATGCGATACTACTCTTTCAAGCTTTTGTGAATTTCTGAAATCTCCTCTCCGCTGGTCTTTAGGGCCTGGACATTCTGGAATGACTATTTTTTTCTTTTCTTTTGGAAGTTCTGGTCTTACTGTTGGTGACTCTATTGTTTCGTTTGTTTCCTGTCTTTTTTCTTGTTCTTTTGATTCGACTATATCTATTCTTCTTCTGTCATATAACATTGGTTGAAACGTAGGCATTGATCCATAAGGACAAGAAATCATTGTTCCTGTTGGATCGTCATCATATAATGCAGTATTTTTCGGTGATGCATCTCTGTGATACCTTACACAGCCCGGTAATTTTATAGATGGTAAAGGTACATTTAATACTTGATATGGAGTATGTAATGGTAAATCTATTTTTATTTCTGGAATAGAAATATTAGGAATATCAATCGTAGGCATCTCTCTTTTTTAACACTTCTACTGCTGAAAAACATTTAGGACAATGTAAAAAAGTTTTTATTGAATATTCATCATTTATCATTGGAGACATACTTGAGTCTATGTCTATATCACTATCTATTAATAACTCTGTATGACACCAAAAACAATTCACTTTTTAAAAGGAATTGGTAAAGAAGGGCCTGTGGTATCAGGCAAAGCGTTACCTAAAACATCAGGCATAAGTCCTTGTACATTTTCAAGAACTTGATTCATCATCTTAGCCTTAAACTGTTCGCTAGTCACATATTTGTATGTGAAGAAGCCACCGCCAAGTATTCCTAACACAAGAACTGTGGATAATATAGAAAGATAGTTACAAATTTTTTGAAACATGATTAAAGAGGCACTAATTAAGGCAATGGGAACTATGAGCTTGGTTGTTCTGTTTTTGATTCTTTCTTTGACTCCACTTTATCTGATTGCTGGGCTACTTGTGCGTTCTTCAACAAGTTCTCCCCAAACTGAATACCGCCCTCAATCATTGCAATAAGCTTTGTTTCTTGTTCAACAACTGCTTCTGCTTGTTGTAATCTTTCTTTGTGAGTCCTTAATTCTTCTCTCCATTCAAGGATTTGCTTTTCAGATTGTTCTTTCATGTGATTTGTAGTTTTTTCCTATTTTATACTACTGTCCAATTTTCGCCACTACCTACTGTAACAGTTACTCCTGAGTTAATTGTTATAGGTCCAGCAGACATTGCGTTTTTGCCGTTAGTGATTGTGTAGTTAGAAGTAACATTTTGACCATTTTCGTAGAAAATTTGGTCAGATCCACCACCTGTAGCACCAGCCGATATTCCTGTTAATGCTGATCCATC